TCCGCCAACTGCTTCATTCAATTTTGGTCCTCTGTAACCAGAGTTTATTACCGTTACACCAAAATTATCTCTCACAGGCTGAACAACCTTTTCAAAAAGCAGTTTTGCATTCGCAAGATGATTTTTATCTGGAGTATTGTCAATGCCTTGTCTAAGTGCTGTTTGACTTTTAGTAAATTCCTGTAGTGTAAAGTTTTTTGATAGTCTTACCATTTGTACTTACTTAATACCGCTGACTCATCACCCTTGGTGAAAATGAATTTAGATTCATTTGTTTTGGTAATATTGTAAGGACCAAAAAATTTTGTTAAATGTAAAGTTTCTGCAATGGACTTTTCATCTATTGCAAACGCTTTGGTTTCGTTAATAATTGTGTTTGTAGCGCCAAAACTGTGAATTTCAAAAGCAAGACTTTCTTTTTGTCCATCTTTTTTGACTGTCATAATGTTGTCGTCCAATTTCATTTCCATCATATCGAATGTGTCAAAAAACTTTTTTGTTTCTCCGATTCTTATGTTTTGAACTTTTTGATTGTATGATTCTGCACTGTTTGGTAAAGCCATTAAATTTTCAGCCACTGCATCCATAGGCATTGTGCCCTTGTGATATGTGTAATTAAAACTTTCTATATTTGTTAATTTTTTAAGATCACTTAAAAACTCTGTGATAGACATGGCCAATTTATCATCTCTTGGAAATTCTACAAAAACTTTATATTTGCCATCTATCATGGTGCCAGGAGTGGCATCAGCATCTAAAATGTTTTTGTAACCTTTTTCAGCAAATGATTCTAGATCTTTGGCACCTGCTTGACTGTTGCATGTAAATGTTAACACACAGACATCTTGATCTTCGCCCATTTTACTTTTGAATTGATCCACTGAAAATTGGCTGTCAACTATGCCTTCTAAATCACCTGCTTTTAAACCTTCTTGTATTTGCATTATGATTGTTCGCTTTCGTCTGGTATGGATTGTTGCTGGCCGTCTGTGCTGTATTTAAAATTGCCAATTAATTCTTTAGGCATTCGTATTTCTACCACCCATATGTCGTGTCCATCAATTTTTCCTTTGGTTGTGCCTGGTCTATAATCGTCTGGTGTTTTTATTGGTCTTGGTTTGAATAAAACGTCTTTTTTGTAAGTGACCTTACAGCCTTTGTCTAATAGTTTTTTCCCACCACTTGGATCTGGCATTTGATCAATTGGCCACATAAAACTACAGGTCACAAAATGTCTTGAATCTTTGGGACCTTCTAGCAGTTCACCATCTTCCCAATTTTTAAACACGTACAAGTTTAGTTCATCGCACACTCTTTCAAAGTCTTTTAAAATGCCCAAACTAGGTGATATAGCGTATAGCGATTGTACGTTACGGATTATGTCTAAAACATCATGCATGATTATATTTAGTTCAAAAATGCCTAGCGACAATTATGCTGTTATAACTTGTTATTATACCCAGTAAATACTTTTGTCAAATGTCTCAAAATAAAGACAAATCTCATCACAAAATCAAACAAAAGGAATCATATGCTGTTTTACAAAAGCCTACAATTGCGACCGTTATATCAAAGAAAACTTTGGAGGCAAATGAAGAAAAAACGAATTTACGACAAAAGAGTGAGATTATATATTTTAAATCAAAATTGGCTAAAAATAAGAAAACAAAAAGACAGAAGGAGGAGAAGAGTACTAAACAAAATATATCGAGCAAAACGATTGGCCATGCTTAGATTTAGATATGGCAGTTTTGTTTAGGAATTTAAAAACTGTTTGATTGCTTCTGCGTAATACTTGTTATAGTGTTGTTCTAATTTTTCATATTCAACTTGATCAACACCTGGAAGAACACATTTGACAACCTTCTTGTTTAACAAATCTAAAATCACTTTGGATTTTGCCATCTTGCCTGCACCAATTTTCTTTTTGCTTAACTCAACTACTTCATCAAATTTTTTGTCAGGTTTCTGAACATAGTTTACAATAAGATATCTTTTTTTACTGTGTTTAGTGCCCATTGCCTATCCAATTCCATATTGCTCTTATCGCTAATAACAAATACATAAGTTCCATTAGTGCTCTCGGAGTATCCTTGTCTTTTATACCCATGTAAATCCATATTGAACAACTGCATGTGGCTATGGCCCAACCCATCCATTGTGTTTCCACATTTGCATTTGAAAGTATAAAGGCACCTATCATGGCCAATAGAAAGCCAGTCCAACGCCATCCGTCTATATCTTTATAATATCTTATCTTCATAATATAAAAGTCAAAATTACAAGTACCACACAAACCGCGGCCAAGAAGTATGCCGGCGCTTTTATTAAAGGAAGATTGTCAAGAAACAAAATAAGTTTTTTCATTACCACCAACCTAATATTCTTCCATTGCCTATTATGATCATACCGCAAGTTAAAATGTGTAGCACTACCCAAAATGTTCTAACCACTACCACCTGTTTGTCATAAGGCTTTGTTTTTTTATCTGAGAAACTGCCTAGAGCATACAACCAAACTTTAAACCAATTACGCATTTTGCAGTCTTGCCAGTTTTATCATAACACTTGCTAGATTTATTTCTGGATCTGCAACAAATGAATGATCAACTAGTCCTTGTTTGATTATTAGTATTGCTTTGTCTTGACAGTCTTCGTCTTTGGATATGATGTCCAAGTTGTCATACAACCATCTGTATATTTCTTCGCACTCTTCTGGTCTTGCTTGGGCACACACCAGTTTTCTTGCTTCATTGATTTTGCCTTGTTTAAAAAGTTCAACCATTTTTAATCTGTAGTCTTGTTGATGTGAATCACCTTTTGCAGGCGGAACAAGTCGACCATCTCTGGTATTCATCTGTACCATGTTGATACATTTTCTAAGATCTGGATAAGTTGCTTTGACATAAGTGTCTAGTGTTTCTATGTCTTGATCAATTTTTTCTTCAATCAGTATTGTGGCCACTCTTGCTGTGAATTCGTTTTTGTCAATTGTTTCTATATGGAAGCCTTGACATCTTGAATGAAGTGCAGGAATAATCCTGTTGGGATAGTTGCAGGTCAATATGAACCTTGCTGATGTATGATATGTTTCCATCACGCCACGTAAGGCCGCTTGACCGTTGGGAGTTATGTAATCTGCTTCATCAAGCAACACATATTTAAAAGCACCAAATGGCATGATTTGCACAAAGTTTATAATTTTGTCTCTGACTGTGTCCACACTGTTTTCTCTTGAAGCATTTATTTCAAGCACATCATACCCGTCCACTTTTAATTCATTGAACAGTATTTTGGCCAGTGTAGTCTTGCCCACACCTGGAGCACCTGACAACAACAAGTGAGGTATTGCACCTTCTTTGATCCATGCGGCAATCTGTTGACGTTGTGCTTCGTCTCTGACCACATAGTCTTTTAGTGTGTTTGGTCTATATTTTTCTACCCAAAGTTCTTTCATATAATATATTTTTTGTATCTTTCCAACTTTGTACAGCATAACACAAACCACGTGCTTGGTCAATGATTACTTGTTTTAATGGGTAGTCATTTCCATGAGGATCCATTGCGTCACCAAAAAAGTGTAGTGTATGATTTTTATCAAAATCTTTGATAATTTGACTTTTGTTCGCACCTCTGGGAGCAATATCTATTCCTGTTTCTCCACCAACAGTGGCCTGTAATTCTGGAAACAGTTGATTGAATTTTTTTGTAATAGTCTGGCGTTCATTGTTTGCAATATCCCATTCACGGTATTTTAAACGTTGTTCTAAAGTGCAGTTTCTACCCACAATACTAAAATTTAACATACCAGTACGTTGTTCTAGATGGTTACCTGTCTTTTGTATAAAGTTACTTTCTTTTAAACAGGATTGCAAAAATTCACTTGCTTTTTGAGGTATAATCCAATTGTCACGTCTTATGTTTTGATCTTTTTCCCAAACATCACTGCCTGAACAGTTGTACACACGTTTGGCTAAATTGTAAATTTGTTTACCAACTTGTTCTATGGTTTTTTGTTTGTCACTGCCTGTTATCAGATATACATGGTTTTCTGTACAAAACTTTTTAAAAAAAACAGCAAAGTCAGAATCTATTGTTTGACGACTAGGAGTAAGTGTGCCGTCAACATCAAATATGAATATGTCCATTAACTTTGTAAGTAATTTAAAAATAAAGACAAACAAAAAAATAATAAACCAATAAGTCCTAGTCCTGTTAAGGTCTGTTTAGTTGTTTTATATGCTTTTGCTTTTTGTGATACTTTCATTTTTCCTCCTAATGTAACATTGATTGCAATACTGCCCAGTGAGCCACCATGCCACTGGTGTCTAGTTTGTAACCAAATTCTTTGTCGATGTCTCTTAAAATTTTGTTGACTTTGGCCATTGTTAGTCCAACTCGCACAGGTACCTTTAAAGCATATATTGTTTTTTTGTTTTTGCTTTTGGCGGCCTGTACTCTGTGCCATCCATCTGCCAAAACATAATATCCTGAATCTTTTATTGGAGTGACTAGTATAGGTTGATCACTTCCTTCTCTGGCCAGTTTTTTGATCCATTTTCTTTTTTCAGAATTAAGCGGTCGTTCAACTCCTAGTCCTAATTCTGCAAGTGTGACTAATCGTTCGATTGGAACATGTGTGGGTGTAGGAACATAACTCGGTCCCATTCTTCGCCTTTTGGATACGGCTGTTTTCTTAGTTCCCAATCTCTTACGTTGTTTTCTTTGTGCCATGTGTCTACGCATTTTGGACCACAAAAAGGAATAATTTTTCTATGGTCGAATTTAGCATAGTATAAACTATCAAACCAATAAATGCAATCTAGAAATTTGGTTTGACATTGTCCACAGGTAAATTTTAACTGTTCTTCCATATAAAGACTAATGTTGCAATAAACAACACAACAAGAATATGGTTACCAAGATTAAACCAACTGTCACTTACCCATGTATTTTTTGGATCGATCCATTTTTGTTTAGTAGTAATTTGTTTTTTTTCCATTAGTCGTTACCAGGAAGGCTTGTCATCTGTTTCATACCGCCAGTATTGATGTAACCTGATTTTTTATCAACATCTGTGTCAGCAGGTTCTTCGTCTGATACAAGTAGTATATCGTTTTCGTCGATCATTCTCACTTCTAATTTTTCATCATTGTTTTTCACTGTCAGTGCTCTTGACCAACGACCGTGTGCAACAAGTATCCATTGTCCCACTTCAACGTCATCCTGTCTTGATCCCACTGCATACACTTTGGCCCATCTTGGATGGATTCCACCTTCAGTGCCGTCATCATCTAAAAGTATTATGCCACCTTTGGTTTTTTTCTCTCCAAATCTCATGTTGCTGACCAATACTCTTTTACCAAGAGGCTGGATGTCTACATCTTCTACAATGTGTTGTCGACCACCGTGTGATCCAAAACCTTTGTTTTGTAAGTCTTCTATTTGTCCCATGTCTAAATTATATTGTGTTTTTGGTGTTTTGTCAATATTTTATCAAATTGTGGTTGAAGCAATTCTGCTAGTTTTTTATGACCTTTTATGCCGGGGTGTCCACCGTCAACTGAAACTAGTTCAGGATTTTTCAACACATAAGCATCGTAACCGTCTCCGTCAAAATTGTAAAAATTTTCTTTGTTAATTTGTGATTTGACTTCTAAAACTTCTCTGTCTTTGCTTTCATGTTCACTGCCACAACCATTGTACATCAAATAAGGAATTTTTTTCAATTGCAAAAGTTGTTGAGTTTGCAACATGATACTGTATTGTCTGAATTCAATGTGTCCGTCGTAGGCCAAGGGTCTATTTTTACGTTCATTAAATTCTATCATCATACGCGATTGGTTAAATTCTCCACGTCCAAACAAGGATGTATGATTTGGAATTTCTCGGTATTGGGTAAATTCGCCCTTGCTGTCGTTGACATTCCAACTCATGTATTCACGCCTAAAAGCATGAGTCCATCCTATCAACACAAACATATCTTGTTTGCTGTTTTGATAAATGTAAGTTCTTAGAGTTCTTGCTATGGCTTCGTTGCTGTTTCCGTTTCGTGCGAGATCAATGTACTCCATACCTTTTGTGTTTGCCAAATGATATCCTGCACTTTCATAGGCTGGAATTTTAACAGATGCCAGTCCTTTTTGCGATACTGGTTTGTAGGTGTCTATGACTCTGCTGTTGTAACCATGTGCAAAACTACATCCACAATTGATGAGTTGCATGATTTTATTCTATACCGTCTAGTGCGGCATCAATGCCTGATTTGTTTTCTGTGGTTTTTGGTTTGCTGACTTCAACTGTTCTAGTCACTTTGGGTGCCGCTGGTTTTGTGGCAACAGGCTTAGGTTGTGGAGGCATTTTCTGTTTTGGTGGTGGAGTTTTAATTCTTGGATTGTCCTGTGCTCTACCTTTAGGAGTTTGATAGTATTCCTTCATTACCTTTTCTTTGGGTTTAACAACTGTGCCACCAGGGCCTAAAACGTCTCCTCTAGCATTGACTTTCATATTACCAACTGCTTGAATATTTTCGTTGGCTCCTCTTAATTTTTCGATGTCAACCATTCTACCTTGCATGGTTCTATACATTTTTCTTCTTGGTGTTCTAGTTATTGGCATATTGTATCTCCTATGTTTTTACTTATCATCTTAAAAATTCACGATAATCTAAATTGTAAAATAATGGATTAATTTTGTGTATTCCTATCAAAAACAAACAAAAACTGCTTACAGACGATCCTCTACCCACACCCCATACAATGTTATTAGATCTTAAAACATCTACAAAATAAATTAAAAATTTAAGCACTTTGGTAAATCCTTTTTGTTCAAAAAGTTTATACTCAATTAATACTCTGTCTCTTTCTTCTTCGGTATTGCACTTTTCCAACAAATATGTTTTTACATCTATATTCTCATAAGATTCAGGCATGTGCCAAGCATTGTAATTTTGTTTGTCAAATTCTACAACTGTTTGATTTCTTAAAATTTGTTCTGGAAGTTTTGGTAAATCTATTTGTAATTTTGTTAGTGCTTGATTATAAAGTGTTGTGTCTACCGTTATTTTAGAAATGTCTAGTGTGGGATCTTGATACAGTTGCTCAATAACAGAATCTTCGCTGTACAGGCAGTCACCATAATCATTTATTTTTATCTTTGTCGCCATCTAAAACCTTTGGATTAAATTCAAATATTTTAGCATGTTCTTGGTGCTGGTTGTCAACAGGTTCTTCCTCCATATAGTTTTGCCATCTATAGTGTCCTGTGTAAATGCCTTTGTCCAAAACTTTGTCATATGTTGCTGTGTCCGATCTTAACCACCATGGATCAAACTTATTATACTTGGTTGGAAACCAATTGTCAACGTCTAGCAACTGTATTTCAGGCCCTTCTTTTACAATGCTATAGGTGATACCATCTCCTTGATAACTGCTGAGTTCTAATTCGTTAATAATAATTTTTCCTTGCAAGATTGCATTTGATTTGGTAAAGCAAACTGCGGCCATCAGTTGATCATAAGGTTGTCTTGGTAATTGTATAAATCTATTGTTGGTTTCTTTTTCTAGCACTTGGTAAAGTTTTTCATCACGTGAAGCAATAATTGTGTTTGCAAAAACATTTTCAAAAAGCATTTTAAGTCTTTCAAAATAGTCTCCCTGTTCTTGAAGATTAACAGTTACAGGAGTAATGTGAAGTTTGATTTGATATTCGTTGTTGAACAGTTCATTGTCTACAACAATTATTGATTTAAACTTGGTGTTCCAACTGAATTTTTTCTTTGACACGTAGTAGTTATTATTCTACGTTAATTAATTCACCAAGATCTGGTTCACCTCTGTTTTTTTTATGATTGTCGACCCATCCCTTGAGTCTTTTTTGTCTGAGAGTTTCTTGGTAAGATATTAAGGCTTTTTGTAGTTGACCTTGTAGTTCAGGATTACGACCAAAACGTCTTGCACTGGCCAATTTTTTTGTAAGTTCTCGAATTCTGTTGCCCAGTTCTTCTTCTTTCATGTTGTCTAATTCTTCTTGTAGGGGATGAAAGTACATGGGTACCTCCTAATTATTATGAGTGATAGTCACCCAATTGATGCATGTATACAGTTGTGCCAGCATCTGTGGTCATGAATTCCCACATGTACCTACCAACACCTGGATTTACTGTTGCAGAAGATCCATCAGCACCTGTCACATTAGATGCTTTTTTTACTGCACTTGGCATTGTGATTGCAGTTACACTTGCTCCAACTGTGGCTAAAATAATTACTCTTCCTAATCTACCTGAAATAGGAAAATTACTAAAAGCAAAAGTGCAGTTGCCTGTGATGTTTGCTGTTTGAAAATTGGCATTTTCATGATTCAAAGTCAAAGTACCACTCGATACTGTTCCATGTGCATATACCATTTCTGCTGTGTCTTTTGTGGCCATTCTTGACACAATGTTGTCGGCAAAATTTGATGCCGCATCAGTGGATGCTTTGTTGGCCTGTAAATCAGTTATTTCTGATGATGCAGTTGTGAAGTTGTTTTTTATGGCGGTAAAATTATCTCTAAAACCTTGAGAAGAATTGTCCTGTCCTGCTATGGGAAAGGTTCCGTCTATGTTTCCTGGTACTATTGAACTTGCCATATTATTCTTTTAGTTTCTTTTTAAATGCTAGATATTTATCTCCAATCCGCTCCACTCTTATTTTAGCGGTTGCACTTGGAGCGTTGGTAAAATTAATGGTGGTTTTTTTGCTCGCAGTGTCATGTGAGAGACTAAATTGTGGTTCATAATCTGCTGATCTCAACAGAGAATCTGCAGAAAGATAACTAGGTGACAGATTGTTGTCTGCTCTTACATGTTGACCAAATGCCAGTACATTGGCATTTTCTCTGATTTTGATTTCTTCTTCATGAATTATTTCATTAATTGTAAATGCAGTTGTTGAACCATCTGCTGTTATTGTGCCAGTGTCCACTAAATTAATGTTGGTTTTGTATCTGTCTATTACAAAATTTAATTTTTTAAAATCAATGGACTTGTCTTGAATACGTTTTTTAACCAATCCGGATTTGCCTGGTTTGCAGTATGCTAGTACCATGGCCATCTTGTACCCTAATGGTACTCCTGAATTGTCTTGACTTGTTCTCATCCATAATGGTAGATGCACATATTCTCTTTGTCCTAATGATTTCATTCTTGATCGCATGTTTTCAACTGCATTTGGAAATAGTTTTTCAAACACACCTGTGTCAGCAGTCAGTTGATTTGCGTATCTTATCTTTGATCCTGCAATACTAAAACTTAATCCACTGTCTGTGGTCACATCATACACATCATAATCTGCAGTAATTCTATTACCGTCTGCAACTGGACCAATCAAAGGTCTCATAATATCCGATCTCAAAGTGATGCTTGAAGCAACTGCTGTGCCTGAATTGTTCACCAAGTTGTCTTTCATCTCCACATACACCACTTCGTATTTTGTTGTGCCACTTTCTTTGGCCAATGCAGTTTTGATGTCACCAAAATACAAACTTTTTGGAGTATGATTCTGTTCCATTTGTTCTTGCAACACAGTCAAAGTTTGATGTTGTAGTCCTGCCATCAACAACATTTCGGGGTTGTTTCTCATACCAAATGCTGTGTCCTCAGGTCTAAAAATATTATCTTCATTGTTTATATTTGGATCTTGTGCAATCTGATAGAATAGATCTCTGTCAGCAGTTGGAATCAGTCCCTGTGCAGACATGTTGCCATATTCGACTCCGTATGGTAAACTTACAGTGAGAGAAAACTGCTTTGAAGTTGCCACAGATTGATATTGATCATTCACACTAACTGTAAAGGTGTATTTTCTATCAAAACTCATTGTGTTGGTGTCAAAAGTAATACCATTGTCATCAACAGTTGTAAATTCTGTTTTGTCTACTGAGCCAATTACATTGCCCGATCTTGAAAGAGTCAATCCAGTTGGTAAACTGCCTTCAGTCACAGAATATTCTAAAACTCTATTGGTTTCAACAGCAGAGGCTTCGATTGCAATAAGACTTGGAATACCTGCTATCACAGTTCCCAAATTGGTCGGACTTGTAAATGCAACACCTGTGTCAATGTCACCAATCACAGTCATTGTGAATTCTTTGTCACCAAATACTGTGACGCCTGTTACAGCATCAATTCTACTTGCTCGCACTGTGAAAGTGTGATCCACTGATACAGCACTCTGTGTGCCCAATGTGCCTGATATTTCACCTGAATTTATATCTATCGAAAGTCCTGTGGGCAATGTTCCTGATTGTATAGAATAATTTAAATCACCTTGCAGAGGATCAAAATCAACAACATCAATTTTAATTACAACATTGTTGTCATGTCTGAAAGTGCCTAAAGCACTGTCAGTTTCAAAAACAGGACGTCTGTTGGGAGCCGCGGACATGGTCAATGGCGAACCTGCTAAAGTTTCACTGTCAATTGTTATTTGACTATTGCTTACTAACCAATAATCAGCACTGAACACAAATATAGAATTAATTTGTGTTGTCACATTGCTACCATCAGTGACTCCTACTGTGAATTCAAAGTTTTTACTAATACTTGTTGAAAACGCTGTTGGATCATATCCCACATCATCATATGCATATGTGTCATCATAACCACCTACAGGTCCATAACGTTCATCATCTGTTAAAAGCACTGTGCCTGTGATCTTGCCATCAGGAGCCAATGTCAATCCGGGTGGCAGTTCACCTTCTTGTATAAAAAATCTTAGTGTCTGGCCTGCGGCTGTGTCAGTGTCTGTTGCTTGTAATTGAAAATTTACTAAACTGCCATCCAGCACCCATCGGTTTACTCTGCCTTGTGTTGAGTCAGCCAGGTTTAGTTCGCCTGCCGCGGTGGCAAATACTGGAGCATCTGCTCCTTGAATTTGTAGGCTGAATGTTCTGTCAGCCACGTTAGTACCATCGGAGGCTCTAACAACAAAAGTGTAAAGGGTCCTTGTTGCTACCTCCGTTGGTACACCTTGCAGAACACCTCCGCTAGTAAGTTCAATTCCTGTGGGTAGAGTTCCTGCTATTTTGGAATAAGTTAAAGAATCACCGTCGGCATCTGTAGCCGATAATGTTACTGAATAAAAATCACGCTCATTGATAACACCTAACAAGCCTGCTGTGGTTTGCCACACTGGTGACGCCATATTGAACTTACTCCTTTACAAGGATATTTATCGTGATTTTAACTATTAAGATTGGTCGTAAAAAGGAATAACTCTGACAGTACCACCAAGATTAATTTTTATGTATCCTGTTGGTTGCGCCGGTAGTGAAGCGGCTGAACCTGCTGATCCAACAGTAGCCTGGGTTTGTGGATTGTTCAATCTAAGTGTACCAGTACCGTTGGTTTCTAAAACTAGATCTTCATTGGTTGTGATTTGTAGTATTTTTGCACCTGTGCCTAACAGTACTTCACTGCCCACTGCAACATCAGTTGCTGACAATTCGTTTGTAACCGCAACATAATTTCCACCCAATGTGATGTTTCCGTTGCCATTTGGTGATATTGTAATACCACCGTTGGTGTTTGTGGCATTTATTGTGTTGCCGTCCATTCTTAAATTGTCAATGTTGTGTTGACCAGTCACTGTCACTGTGCCAGTTACAGTTTGTCCTAGAGTGGTCATTGCGTTTTGCACATCTATAGTGCCTGAACTGTTAGCGGCAATTTCTAAAACTGCATTTGAGGCATTAGTTGTAATTTTGTTGTCTTTTATTGTGACAGCGTCAACAATTAACGTACCTGTGATTGTTTGTGTGCCGGCTGTTGTGATGTCGTCAGTTGTAAGTGTTCCAGTAACATCAACGTTGCCAGTTATGTTGGTGGCCGCATGTAATTCAATTGTACCTGTACCACCTGGATTTAGAGTAAGATTTGCATTTGAACTTGTGGTTATGTCTGTGTCATTAAAAATTAAATTATCAACAGTGACATTTCCAGTCATTGTCGCCGCATTTATTGTAGGTGATGTTAAAACTTTATTTGTAAGTGTTTGTGAATCTGTTAGTGTTACTACTGTGCCTGTGTCGATAGCATGAGTGACGGTGTTGTTGCTTACAGAAGTGCTAATACCTGTGCCACCTGCAAAATGCAAAGTTTCAGAATCTAAATCAATTGATAACACAGTTGAGTCATCTGCACTGAAATCTAAATCTTGTGCAGTAACCTGTGAATCTACATATGCTTTGATTGACTGTTGTGTTGCCAAAAGTGTTGCACTGTTAGAAGTCATGTCATCTTCGTCTGCAATACCTGTCACAGTGGCGCCTGTGGCCAATGCCAAACTTGTTGCAGAACTTAATGCTCCAGAGACAGCGGCAGTGCCATCTACTACCAGTCCTTCATTAACATTTATAATTGTTGAATCTGTTGAAGAAAGGGTAGTGCCTTTAAATTGTATAGCGGCAATAGATACGTTTCCTGTACCGTTTGGTTGAATACTGACATCACCATTGGTCACATCAGTAGTAATTTGAAAATTGTTTACATCTAGATTTGCACTCAATTTAGGTGCTGTGTCTTGTTCTAGAATCGTGGATGCGTCACCGTCGCCGTACAGTTCCACAAAGTTGTCGTTGATTTTGTCAAATGCTGTTCTTAACGGATCACCTGTACCGTCGTTTGCATTAGTACCTATGTTAATTGTTTGTCTTGCCATTTGCTGTTATTTATTGAAAATTTTATAAACCTAATGTAAAAATTTATACGTTTAATGCTATTCTTTGAAATTTAAAAACAATATCATCACTGGTAATAGGCACTACTCTCAATCTTACATTTCCACCGCTTATGTCAGCACTGTAAGTTCCTAAACCCACGTCACCACTAGTGGTAGATCCAAAAGTAGTAAGATAAGCATTTGTGCCATCGTGAGTAATGTTTGCTTCAAAAATCTCATATCTCGTATCGTCACTGTTGACTGCTGATATAATATATTTTGCACTTCTATATGTACTAGCGTCAAAAGTGTCTATATTTGCTATCGATGAAGAACTAGTTGTGGTTGTGCCATCTGCTATCGCACTATTTGATAAACTGGCTCCTGCAGTTGCAAAACTTAACACACCTGCGCCGTTGGTTTTTATAAACTGTCCATTTGTGCCATCAGATGTTGGAAAAACAAAACCGCTTATTGTTACACCACCTGAGCCATTTCCTGATAACTCTAAATTTGCATTAGACTCATTAGTTGATATTTCATTGTCACTCAAAGTTATACCATCAACAGTTGCACTGGTGTTGGCTGTTAGTGTGGTAAACACCCCAGTGGTTGCAGAAGCCGCACCAACTGTGGCCCCATCAATGGCTCCACCATTTATGTCAACTTTGGCCATTATCACTTGTCCTGTGCCTGCAGGTGTTATTACAAGATCACTATTGGATTGAGTTGTTGAAATTTCATTATCTTCAATTTCAATTTGGGAATCTATTGTAAGTTTGTTGACCACAACTGTGCCTGTGCCAGCAGGAGTAATATTAATATTTTCATTAGTTCTGGTACCTGTAATATTATTATCATTTATTGTGATTGCAGGAAACACAATTGCACCTGTGCCTGCAGGAGCCAATGTTATATCTGCGTTAGAAGGTGCAATTATAGTGGATCCTACTACTGATAAATCACCAAGAGCAGTTGCACTTAATCCTGAAATAGCACTACCATCACCTGAAAAACTAGTAGCGGTTAATGTTCCGTCTACTACTAATCCTTCATTAATATTAACTATGGTTGAATCTGTTGAACTTATACTTGTACCTTTGAAACTCAATGCTCCTGCTACAACACTGCCTGTGCCGGCCGCCTGTAAAATCAAATCATCGTTGGATCTAGTGGCTGTAATTTCATTGCCACTAACACTGATACCACTGGCCAATAAAGGTGACGCATACAGTTCCGTAAAATTTTCATTGGTTTTAATCATTGCTTCACGCAATGTATCACCTGTGCCGTCGTTTGCTGTTGTACCTATATTTAGAATTTGGCGTGCCATATTATGTGTTTATTACTCTCCTCACTGCGGTAATCACATGATCGTTAGTTGACCCTGTCAATGTTCCACGTAATCTTACACTACCACTGTCAATGTCAGCACTTATGGTAACAAGATCACTTGGATTTGAATTACCTATTCTTGCAAACGTACTTATGAAAGGTGTGCTTCCGTTATGCACCAGATTCACTTCAAAAAAATCATAGTTGCCGCCCACAGAATCAACTATCTGAACATTGTACTTGGCGCTTCTAAAAGTAGATGCAGTAAAACTGTCTAAAGTCTGTATGGCAGTGGCACTGCCTGCAGGTCTTGCCAAAGCAACTCTATAACCATTAACAGTTGTAGAACTACCAGACGTACTTGCCGCTTTTACTGTTGTTGTAGAACCCGAATGGTCAGCAGTGAAAATTAGTTGATCTGTGCCTTTGGTGCTTACTATTGGACCCTGTGAAACAAAAGCAGTTGTACCGTTACTAACTGCTGTAACTTCCTGTATCGATGAAGGTGTGCCTGATTCTCCAGAATTGTGTGCAACAAAAATGTAATGAGCTCCTTGATGTGAACCTGTATCAAAAGTGTCCACAGCAGTGGCACTACTTGAAACTGTTGTTGCACCTATGATTTTTACATTGGTGCCTGTGTCTGTGGATTCATTGTCAGCCAATAAAATTCTATACATATGTACTCGAAGGTTGGGTGTATTTCCTGATGCTCTTAATCTTACATTACCACTGTCTATGTCAGCAGTGATTGTTAAAAGATCATTGTTGCCTGTGTTTACAATATTGTAGGTATTAACAAAGGCATCTGTGCCGTTATGCACAACCAAACATTCTAAGTTGCTTAATTCTGTTTTGGTTCCATCATTGACAGAAATAAAATATTTTGCACCTCTGAAATTTGATGCACTGAAAGTATCTAAATTTTCAACTGTGGAATCAACATCTGTGTTGATCACAGTGACAGCATTGGTGGTGTCTTCAGCAACGTATCCACCGGAATCGTCATCACCCAACCCTATTTTATAAAATTTTATATTCATGTCATTGGATGCTCCAGACGCTAGTAGTCTTACACTTCCACTGTTTACATCAGCAGTTATTGTGAGATAGTTGTTGTCATCAGATTTCACAAGATTACTTTCTGTGATAAATGCATCGGAGTTGTTGTGAACCAAAGAAACTTTTACTGCTTCAAAATTACTAGCATTGTCATCTCTAACCAATGCAAGATAAAACGCACTGTCATATTTTGAAGTAGTAAATGTGTTTATTGTGGTAGTGCCTGATTGAATAAGTTCATGTGACCCAGTGGTTGTAACATGATCTATGTCGGTCTCTGTTTTAAAACTCAGTGTAGTTTGACTGTCTTGTATGGTAGATGATCCAAGCAAGATTGAAGGACTTGAAAAACTTAAAACTTTGCTACCGTTTGTGCCCAGTACCTGGCCACTGGATCCATCTGATGATGGCAATGTGAATCCATTTATAATCACAGTACCACTAGAATTTCCATCCAATATCAAATTGTCATTGCTTTGTGTGGCAGTTATGGTGTTGTCTGTGATTGACAGACCAGTTGTTGCCAATGTTGTTGCATTTATGGTGGTAAATGTACCTGCGGCCGGAGTTGTTGCACCAAAAGTTGTGCCATCCACTGTGCCGGAGCCAATATCAACCTTGCTGATTTTCACTGACCCTGTGCCAGAAGTATTTAAATTAATGTCATCGTTGGTTCTGGTTGCAGTTATTGTATTGTCTTTTAATCGAAAACTAGAATCAATTGTGATGTCTGTGACATTGATTGATCCACTCAAACTGGCAAACAAATTGATGTCTTCATTGGATCGTGTGCCTTCTATGTTGTTGTCATTAATAGTGATTGCAGGAAACACGATTGCACCTGTGCCTGCAGTGCTAAAAGTTAAGTCAGCATTTGATGGAGATATCAGTGTTGATCCTGTGGCACTAAGATCACCAACATTTGAAATACTGGCTCCTGTTAATCCTGCGCCGCTTCCAAACAGTGTTGTTGCTGAAACTGTGCCATCAACCTGTAAATTTTCGTTGATGTTAATGCTGGCACTGTCATCACTGCTCATGGATGTGCCGCTTATTTTTATGCCAGCCAACTGTATTTTGCCTGTGCCAGATGCTGTTAACACAATGTCAGAATTTGACAGGTTACTGGTTATGTTGTTGCCCTGCCACAGTATGTTTCCATCAATGTTGTTGTCTGTGTAGAGTTGGCTAAAATTGTGGTTTATTTTGCTACCCGCAGTCTGGATACTGTCACCAGTTCCGTCGTTTTCGGTCACACCTACATTTATGATTTGTTGTGCTGTCATGTACGGGTATTTATTGGATTTTTAATTGTATTAAGGTGCTACATTCTTGAACGGATGATCACTGGGTAGATTGCCCGTCAAACCCCATTTATGAGCAAGATATCCTTCGGCTTTTTCAAAATCAGAAATATTGGTTCCGCCTGTGCCCGGCAATGCGCCTACAACAAAAAATTCAGCCACCCGGCCGTCAAACTTTTCGTTGGCTCTGTTACGCATGATCCTAATGTCTTGGTTGGTGTTGATGGAGTTATCATAGTCGTTGACCGGAGTGAATGCATTGGCACCGTCCACCCTGACGGAGATCTGGTTGCCGGTTTTGTTGAATATGGTGCCCACGAGGTGGAATGCGTCAAGGCTGACACTGGAGTCAAAATCCTGTTTGTTTCCTATGGTTGTTGAGATCCTGTTGGAACTCAATCCGTCCAGATCCAACTCACCGTTGAACGCACTGGCATTACCAGAACTGACCGCATAGTCTCTTTTGCTTCCTGAAGATACTGTGTTGTTTTCAAAACTGTAGAAACTGTCTTGGTTGTCATCAACCCTGTCCGCAAGAAAAACACCTATGGCCCAGTGATTGCCAGAACCGTCTGTGACCGCCTGTTCGTCTGAAGTGATCAAACTTTCTGATCCGCTGAAGTCCCACACATTGAGGCCATTGAGACCACTGGTCACTCTCGTGGGTGTGCCGTCAACTGAAATTGAAAAATTGCTTGCCTTGTCTGTGACTGCTGTGACTGTGCTACCGCTCAGTGAATAACTTGATGTGTCTGCGGCGTCGATATGAAAACTTGTGGTGATGCTGTCTGTAGGTTCCCAATTGCCGCCCACTGTGATGATGTGTCTGTGTATACCAAACGGCATCCAGTACTCCTATGATGACCTGTAGTCCTTGGCAATGTTGCCCAGGAAGTTGGTTCCGTCGTTGATGATTGTGACAACGTCTATGTCAGCGGCACCGGTCGAAAGTGTGCTACTGTTGGATGGGAACTTCACGGCCGAAGAACCGTCAGTGCCGAAAGTGGCCGTCCTTGAACCTGTGCCATCCTGTGTGATGATTAACGTGACCGTTCCACCTGTTGGTAGGTTTGCGATGTTGAATTGTGTTGATGTTGCCAGTGTGACCTTGTGTACGCTGGCCGTCGCACAGTTGACCGTGATGGTCGAACTGGATGTGAGTGTGTTGATCTTCTCGATGTACCCTGCGTTGAACGTGAATGGACTTTGTGCTATGACACCACCTGTTCCATTTGCTTCAAGTTCTACGTTTTCATTTGATCTTGTGCCTGTGATCTTGTTGTCAATTATTTTTATTGCATCGTTGGCAAGGAAACTGGAAGCAGTCACACTCACTATGCCTGATATGTTGTCAGCCAAACTTGCAGTCAAGGCAAACGCCGCCGCTTCAATGTTGATCTCGTTGGTTGTTCCTGTGACCTGTAGGCTCTGTGAAGCAAGTGCCACACTGCCTGTGCCTGTGTTACCTGCTGTGTTGAGTGTTCCACTCAAAGATGCTCCGCCGACTGTTAGTGTTCCGTCAATGCTGACGTTCTCGTTGATGTTGATCTGTGTTGAATCCGTAGACGAAATGCTTGTGCCTTTTATCTGTATTCCGTCGATGTCAACACTTCCTGTTCCACCCGCGTTTAGTGTAAGGTCTGCGTTTGATGGTGCTGATATTGTTGAACCTGTGAACGTGATGTCACCTGTTGAACCACCACCTGCGTTGTTGTCAACGTAATCTTTTACTGCGGCACTTGTTGGAATTGTTGTGTCATTGTCATTTGATCCAATGCCCTCTGATTCCGTTACAACAACTGCGGCCGTCATGTTGCCTATGTCAATGTTCGAAATATTATTACCTGTTGCATTGGCATCAATGGTCTTGTTTGTGAAAGTTAAGGTGTCACTGGCTATGTTGGCATCCTGTGCATCCACGTAGTCAATAACAGCACCTGCTGTCACGAGTGCTGTGTCTGAATCATTTGATGCCAGCGATTCCGCCACTGTGATTATTGCACTCGCCTTGAAGTTGTCCACTTCTAGGTTGGAAATTGTTGATGAGTCGGCGTCAATTGTGCCTGTGACTGTTCCTGTTATCGTTCCAGAGATGTTTCCTGTCACGTGTAAATTTTCTTTGATTGTTATCTGTGTTGAGTCACTCGAACTTATCTCTGTTCCTGAAATCTGTATTCCGTCGATGCTGACTGATCCCGTACCTGATGTGGTCAAAGTCAGATCCGCATTTGACGGTGCTGATATCGTCGAACCTGTTACGGATAGGTCACCTATATCCCTTGCGTCCACGTAATCTTTTACGGCCGCCGACGTTGGTAGAGTTGTGTCATTGTCGTTGCTTCCAATACCTTCCGCTTCTGTGACAATTGAAGCGGCCTTGAAGTTGTCCACTTCCAGGTTTGAAACTGTTGAGTTGTCAGCGTCAATCGTGCCCGTGATGTTCCCAGTCACGTGTAAATTTTCTTTTATTGTTATTTGTGAAGAGTCGGTTGAACTCAATTCCGTGCCTTTGATCTGTATTCCATCAAC